TTGGGTGGGCGATGAGCGTCAGCGGCGGCAAGCGGTGAACATCGGCCGGATCGTTCGGGCTGCCCTGCCGGGATTTGAGGATCGAGCGTTCGAAGATCCCGCCCGCCCGGTCACGGCCGGCGAGATCAACTCGTGGTGGCACAACGGCATCCCTGGCGGGTCTGGTGTGCCGGTAACCGAAGCGACGGCGATGGGGCTCACCGCCTACTTGCGGGCCATCAGCCTGATCTCGAGCTCGCTGGCGATGCTCCCGGTCCGGGTGTACTACCGAGATTCTCGACGCCTGGTCGCTCAGCGCACCGTGCTCGATTCTCCGTCGCCGACTCAGACCCCGTTCGAGTTCTGGCAGACGTGGCAGATGCACCAGCTGTCGTGGGGTAACGCCTACGGGTTCAAGATCCGTGACGGGTCGGGCACGGTCCGCCAGATCCGTCAGATCCACCCCTCGAGAGTGTCCGTGACCGACGCTGAGGGCTCGGGGATGAAACTGTTCGACGTCTCTGACGATGACGGCGAGTCGCGTCGGTTCACGTCGTTCAACGTCGCTCATCTGCCGTTCTTGTCTCCCGATGGGATCACGGGCCTGTCGCCGTTGCAGGCGTGCCGCACGGTGCTGGGGACGTCCTTGGCGGCAGAGAAGGTGGCTGAGTCGTTCTACCGGAACGGCACGAAGCTGTCCGGCATTGTGAGAACGCCGGCCACCCTGAACGAGACCCAGGCGGGGGCTATCAAGTCCCGGTGGCGGCAACTGTTCTCCGGGCCATCGAACGCTGGTGAAGTTGCGGTTCTTGATTCTGGTGCTGAGTTCACGCCGCTGACGTTGCCGCCCGAGGACGCCCAATTGTTGCAGTCCCGGGCGTTCACCGTGTCGGAGATCGCCCGCATGTTCGGTGTCCCGTCCCACTTCCTCAACGACCAGGAAAAGGCGACAGCCTGGGGCTCCGGCATCGAGTCGATGGGCATCGGGTACGTGGTGTACACGCTGCTCCCCCGGGTGAAGGCGGCCGAGCAGCGGATCACCCGGGAGTTGCTCCCCGGCGGGTGGGAGTCCGGCGCCTGGGAGGCCAGATGGGATCTCAAGGGCCTGCTCCGTGGTGATGCCGGCACCCGTTCGCAGTTCTATCGGGTGCTCACCGACCTGCGGGTGATGACGAACCACGACGTGGCCGAGCTCGAAGACATGGATCCGCCCGAAGGCGCTCCGGTGTACGTGATGCCGTCGAATTACGCGATGGTCGACGCCGGTTCGGGGGTGGTTACCCCGCTGACAGGCGGTCAGGCGACCCCGCCGACTGTTGATGTGACGCCAGGACAGGAAGGAACAGCGTGATGCCCAACCCCAAAGGTATCAATCAGTACTCGAAGGGCGGCGGGGGCGCAAAGTCCGGTGCCAAGTCCAAGTCGAAGAAGGGCGGGCCTACGGTCACGAACGTCTCGACCGGCAAGCAGATCAGCCGAGTTGATGCCGCAGCGAAGATGTACGGCACTGGCTCGAAGCAGCATTTGGCGGCGAAGAAGCGGTGGGGATGATGACCGAACTGACTGAGATCCGCGAGGCGTTCCAAAGCGGCGCAGACGGCAAGGAACGCATCTGGGCTCGGCTCGAGTCCCGCGACGTGTCGACCGATGGTGAGATCCGGATGGGCGGCACGGCCGCCGTGTTCGGCGCCCGGGCGAAGGTCAAGCTTCGTGATGGCCGGGTCGTGGCTGAGGAGCTGGCCGACTCGGCATTCAACAACACGTTGAAGCGTGGCGACATCTTCCTGTTGTGGCAGCACAACCCGGCCGAGCCGATGGCCCGCACCGGAGCCGGGTCTTTGGACCTGTCCGTCCGAGCCGATGGCAAGCTGCCCGGGCTGGACTGGCAGGCGCAGAACATGCCGCTAACCCAGCGGGTGAAAGACGCGGCAGCGTTGCTCGAGGCCAACGTGATCGACAAGATGTCATTCGGGTTCGTGGTCCCCAAGGGCGGAGACACGATCGAACCCCAGGAGGACGGCACGCTTCTGCGTCGCATCCACGATCTCCGTCTCGCTGAGATTTCGCTGGTGACCTGGCCGGCGTACCAGGAGACGTCGGCGTCGCTGCGGGCCGACGCCTTCGGCATGTTGTGCCGATCTCTCGGGATCGACGAGGACGAGATCCTGATCCACATGTCGCACAACGACATGATCGACCTTGATACACTGCGAGCGTCGACCGCTTCCCAGCAGGTCGAGCCGGGGGCCGTAACCACCTCGGAAGATGCCCAGCGGGCCGTAACCACCGCCACGGCAGGGATTCACTCATCCGACTCCCTCGCGTTGAAGCGCCTGCTTCGGCTTGCCGCCACGCCCGGGGATCTTCCGAAGGAACTGTTACGTGGAGTACTTCCAGCGCCAGAAGCTGGTTGACGAGCGCGCATCTGCCTGGGCTGAGGCTGTCGAACTTCTGACGGTCGCCGCCAACGAGGGGCGCGCCATGTCGACCGAAGAGAACGAGAAGCATGAGCGCCTGTGCGCTCAGGTCGACTCGATCGACAAGACCATCAAGTCCGCCGAGCGGCACGCCGCAATCGACCAGCGCCACGCCGAGATCGACGCCGAAAACGCCGAACGTCGAGCGTTCACCACCGGCACCTCTATCGAGCAGGCCCGCGACGAGGTCCGGGACTACGAGGAGGCGTTCACCACCTACGCCGTCCGGGGTCGCGAGGCCCTCACCGCCGAGCAGCGGCAGGCCCTCGAGGCCCGTCTCGCCGAGCAGCGTGCCCAGGGCGTGCTCACCGGCGCGGGCGGCGGCTACGCGGCCCCTGCCGGGTTCTGGTCGAAGATCACCGAAACCATGCTGTTCTACGGCGGCATGATGGAGGTCGGAGTCGAGACGATCACCACGAACACCGGCAACCCGCTGTCGTGGCCGACGAACGACGACACCAGCAACACCGGTTCGTGGGTCGGTGAGAACGCCGACACTGGCACGTCGACCGATGTCAGCTTCGGAGCTCGCACCCTGTCGGCGCACATCCTCACTTCCGGCGTGCACAAGGTGTCGCTGTCCTACCTCCAGGACGTCGACCCGGTCGCCGCCGAAGGGTTCCTCACCCGTGCGCTCGGCCGACGCAACGGTCGTGCGCTCAACACGGCGCTCACCACCGGGTCCGGCGTCGGACGCCCCTACGGCATCATCAACGGCCTTTCGACCGGCAAGACCACGTCGTCCGCGACGGCGATCACCTACGCCGAGCTCATCGACCTCGAGCACTCGGTCGACCGCGACTACCGGACGAATGCCCGGTACATGATGCACGACCTGATCCTCGCCTACATGCGGAAGATCGTCGACAGCAACGGCATGCCGGTTTACCAGGTGTCCTACAGGGTCGGCGAGCCCGACTCCATCAACGGCCGGCCCCTCGTCGTCAACAACGACATGGACAGCACCGTTGCCACCACCAAGAAGACCGTGGCGTTCGGCGACTTCCGGTCCTCATACGTCTACCGGACCGTGTCCGGCGGCCAGGTCATGCGGCTCACCGAGCGGTACGCCGAGTACGGCCAGGTCGGGTTCGTCACGTTCTCCCGTCACGACGGGCTCGTTCAGGACTCCAGCGCCGTCAAGCTGCTGGTCCAGGCGTAAGGAGGATCAGAAACATGCCTTGGCGCAAGGATCTCGACAAGGAAATCTCAACGTCCGTGAGCGTCGCCCAGGGCGCGCTCAAGACCACCACCACCACCGGAACCGGGGTCGATACCTCCGGGTTCAACTCCGTCGCGGTGCTGCTGCTCCCGGGGGCCATCACCGATGGCACCCACACCCCGTCGATCGAGGAGTCCGACGCTTCCGGCTCGGGTTACTCGACGGTGGCGGCGGCCGATCTGTCCGGCACCCCTGCCGCGCTGACCGCCAACACGATCCAGGAGATCGGGTACAAGGGCCGCAAGCGGTACGTCCGTGTGGTGGTCACCGTGTCCGGTTCCCCCGCCACCGGCGGCTACTACGGCGCCTACGTGGTTCGTGGCGGTGCTCGGAGACTGCCGCAGTAATGCGTGTCCGGCTCACTCAGTCGCTCACCGGCTTCCGTGACGGCATCGCGTGGCCTGAGGCTGGTCAGGAGATCGAGCTCCCCGATTGGGAGGCCGAGAACCTGATCGGCGTCGGCTACGCCAAAGCGGTCGCCGACGAGCACGTTGAAACCCCCGAAGACGGGGGCGAGATCGTCGCCGCCTCGGGCGGA